CAGCAAACACTAAAGCAGCAGGAATTGCAGTAGAGTTAAACACAATTAATTGTGCAACATCAGCAGCAGTCATTACTTGACCTGTAGAATAGTTCACAGAAGTTCCATGAGTAGCAATAGTCAAAGGTTGTCTTGCAACAGCCTGAGCTAATACTAAACCTGATTGATCAGCATTGATATTAGCTATAAATAGCTGAGTCAATACATTGGCATCTAAACTACCACATCCTTCAGTACAATCATCACAGCAAGGAGTTTTAACCATGTAAGCTTTGCTAAATTGGTTATATCCTTGGATTCTGTTGATTTTTGCATTACGGAATTCTACTCTTACTCCATACTCAGTATCACACTCAGCTTTGAAGTTACCTACAGTAACTTTCATAGGAGATCCTGTTGAACAAAGTTTTTCAGTAAAACCTACTACACCTTGTCTTTGAATCATTTGACCTGCAGAAGTTCTGTAGTCAATACTTCCATCATCTTTAGTGTAAGCTAAAGCAAAGAAGATTTCTTTTGGCATTGGATTAGTTGTTGGAGCTATAGCTAAGTTAGTAGCTGCATCAAATGCACCTAACTGACCTACTGCTAAATCTTCAACAGAGTTACCTGCTGTAGCTGGTAAAAGTGTACAGTTTGTCACTGGTAACACTCTAAAAACATCATTGTTACGATTACTCATAATTTCTAGTTATTTAATTAAACAATCTGATTAAAACCTAACTTTCCTGCCTTAAGCTGAAAGTCTGAAGTTGGTACTTCACTTGCTGCAAGCATCACTGCTATATCAACTATCTCTCTGTGTACATGAGCTGGGAGGTCACATTGCACTGTACCTGTCAAGATAACCCCACTTAAGTTTGCATAAGATCCTCCACTGAAGTCTTGTGCATTATGAAAGTAAGGCCATGTTCTGATATATGATAGTTTAGCTTCATCTATTGTAAAAGTCCCATCTGTAAAAGATTGAATTCCTTGGGTTGTATAAACACCATTAACTTCTCTCCATTCAAATGAGGCATTATAAAATGTACTTTCTTCAAACAAGTCTCTGTGCTCTCTAATGTAGAGCACAGCTTCTTGAGATTTGCAATTCTTTTTTGATAATTTTACTCTACATCTTACAAAGTACAAGTAATTTGTAGGTAAAGAGATTATGTTATTTACAACAGGAGTCCAAGTCCCAGGCATAACAATACTCTTAATATCATCAATGATTCTCTGACTAGATTCAAAACCAAGACCATTTTCAGTTTTAGGATTTGACACTTTTTTAACAAACAGTTCAGCAGCCTCATTTAGTAACCAATCAATTTCAGGTACTAATAAGTTTCTGTTCTTCTGACTATCTATCTTGTTAAACTTCCTTTTGAAGTCATAGTGCATTTCCCTAGTGGTCATAGCTCTTAGTTATTAATCTTAGACAATATCATCATTTTAATATCCTGATTTTCTTCCTTAGAAAGGTACTCAGCTACCTCTATTTCATCAATCCCTAAAGGAGAATCCATGTGATAGATTCTTTGTCCTTCTCTTCTTAATACTGATTTTTGTAATGCTTCTAAAACAAGAGCATGTGATGCTAATTGTTTTTTATCCAAATTCAAGTATCTCAAAAATTCTCCGGCATCTTTTTGAATAATCTTATCTAACTCTACAGCAACAAAGTCTGCAGATTGGTTCTTCATATTCTTACCACCTAATACCAAAATAAGTTGAACTTTTCTGTCTAGACTTAATTTTGATCCTTCAATAATAGCAGTATTCTTTTGTTCTACTTTACTTGCTAATACCTGAGCTTGTTCTGCTTCATCATAGATAACATGAGTAGCTTCTGGCCATACACCTTGCTCATACTCTGCCATAGAATTAGCAACATACTTGCTAGCTTTCATAATTCTGATTTTGATAAAGTCAATAGAATTATCTGAATCAAAGAACATTGTGTTGTTTTCTAATTTGACTACTGCCATATTAGAGTCCCAAAATGGGTGTGGAGCATCTGAATTGTACTGGTCTGATAAATCATACTTAGTTCCTTTTTTAACTAACTCTTTGATATCTTCTGCAGTTAATCCTGTGGCATACCTCATGGTATTACCATCTACTAATGCTTGAATTTTTTTTGGTCTTGTGAAAGACTCTTGACCTGTTTTGTTGTGCCACTTCTTGTGCTCAATAGGTCTGACTTCAACTTTTACTGATGCCATAATTTTTTCTCTTTAAATTAATGAACTTGTTTTTTGGAAGATTACCTTACTTCCTTTACCACCAAAAGCTCCCTGTTACAGGAGCTTATTGATAGATAATACAATATTATTTTCTTGGTTTTGGCTTCATGCCTCCTACCTTTGGTTTACAAGCTTTCATCTTAGTTACGAGATAAGATTAACTCTCCACATTTAGTGATGTCATGGATATGAATACCACAAGACTTCTCAACATGCATTTCATAGTATGAACCAGAGTGAGCTGAGCTACCTCCATTTTTAGGACCATAAGGACCATACATACCTTCAACATAAGTAAATGCAAAACCATCTTTCTTGTTCATGATCTTGATGTTAGAGTTTTTAGCTTCTCCTGAGAAGTCTAAGAATGTGATTCTTTGAGACTCAATAGGGAAACCTGTAACTTCATCAATTTCAAAGTTAATCTCTCTATCATCATAAAGAGGATTGTGGATCAACTCAAGAGATGCACCATTTGCCATGTTATATTTCACAAATTGGTAACCTGCTTCAAGTGCATTAGTGTGGATTGAACTTGTAACTTTGTTAGTGTACACTTCAATGTTTTTAATGAAACCTGATTTGTTTTGCCAATCTTGAATAGCTCTGTGGAACTGTAACATACCATACTCTCCTGTGAAACCTTTAACCTGTCTTCCTTGACCTGGCTTAACTCTTGAGTAGAATATATCTTGTAAGTACTCTTCAATTAACTTAGCAGTCAAATGAGAATATCTGTGTTGGTGAGAATCTTCTAATTGCTCTTGGATTCCAGGACCCATTCTTACTGGTCTACCATTAGCACCTAATACAGTATCAGCAGATCTTGAATACCAATATCCTCTTTCTACTTCTCTGTACCATTGTTGCCAATATTCAACTTCAGCATATCTCATCCATGAGTTATGATAAGCACCTTTAGAGTCAGGAATAGCTACTGCTAATACTTCAGTTGAAGCATAGTCAGTAATTCTGTATTCTTTTCTGTACTTAGACATTCTATTACGGAAAGCAATAGGTAAGCTGAATACAGTAGAACCTGATTGTTCTGCAGCTTCTTCATATTGAGAGAATAGTTTACCCCATTGTTGTCCTGGATTCAAATACTTAACAGGCATAAATGCTTGTGGGTCATCTGAGTTCATTCTAACAGTGTAGACTGTTCCATCTCCATGTTTCACACCTTGATTTTGGATTCTCACTTGGTATTTCTTGTTAGAAGTACCCGGCATGATAACATCCCCTGGTAAATACCAGTTCTCATCAAGTTTAATTTTAAATGTTTTTTTGAATTTCCCTGGAGTATTGTTACCCTGAGCTTCAACATTTTCTACAACAACTAGAGGTCTAGTGTTGGCACCTTTCAATTCCCATTCCCATTCTGTGTTACCAATAGTTTCTTCAGTCTTGGAGTTACCCATCAACAATGAAGACATTGGGTTGTCAGAGTAATAGTTCTGAGCAGAGAAAAGTTTGTCCATTTCTCCTAAGATACGGTGTGGTTTAGCAATCAAAGCTGCTCCCAAATGGGACTGCTCAGTCATGTTAGCATTCCACTCCATCTCTTTTACGAGAAGTCTACTTCCTAATGTAGCCATTTCAATTTAGTTTAAAGTTAATAATTATTTTTAAAAATTTAGTCTATCATGTCCCAGACTGCTTTCTTCTGTGGTTTGTGACCCCCACTGGATGAACTTGTTATAGTTTGTGTCTTATCAGCTCTCTGAATTTCATCTTTGATTCCTCTTGCTGCTGCTGTTTGTTTCTTTCTTTCAATAGCACTGAAATCAAAATCTGACTTTAAGAGTTTAGCTAAAAGAACAATCTTGTCTTTATCTGCCATAACCTTAAACAGGTCAGCTTGCATTTCACTTACAAATCTACCATCTTGTAATTCTACAGTTGGCTCTGAGATATAAGTAGGAAGAACTGTTTTATCTTGTTTAGAGATTGGTAATCCACCTGCATCTTCTAAGCTGTTGATGTGAGTAGTGATGTTATTCTTGTACTCTCTAGCAGCTTTCTTTTTATTATCTAAGACTTGCTTTTGTCTTTCAACTTGGCCTTCAGTCTCAGCTTCTTGTTCTGCTACAATCTTATCAAAAGATTTTTTAGCAATTCCTTCAAGTTTGTCTTTTTCTTTTAAGAATTCAATCTGAGCATCTATATACTCTTGGTCATGACCTTGATTTCTTAAATCCATAGTGACAGCAAGAACTTGAACATCTTCATTTTCTATATCACTATTTTTATTGATACCTGATGTTGCATGTTGCACCATCTTACCTAATAACTGTCCTACATCTCCACCTTTAGAAGCAAACTTAATTAGTTGCTTTAACTCATCAGGTAACTCTTTAATAGTAGACTCAACTTCTTTTTCTAAAGCTGCTTCCCAAGAATCTTCAATTAAATTCTCAGCATCTTCATCTGATAAAGGGTTTTCAGAATCTTCCTCATAATCTACTAAACCTCTTTCTTTTAAGAAAGCTAAAGTAGTCTTTGGACTTACTACTGATGCAGGCTCTCCTTTACCAGGATCTGCTCCTTCATCATCATCTTCTGTTCCTTTTGAAGTTGGTGAAAAAGTTTCAAATTGCTTATCTACTAATTCTTGTTCTTCTTTTTCTTGAGCAACTTTTTCTTTAGCTGCTTCTGTTTTAGCTGGATCTTCAACATCATCTTTTTCAACTGATGTAATAACATCATCTACTAAATTAGTTTCTCCGAAGAAATCATGTTGTTGAGAAGCTTCTTCCCAACCTCCAAACTGATCAATGGTTTTCTCTGTTCCACTCATAATTGTGACAAATTTAAGTTTAATTATTTAATAAATTACATTTTAAAAATGAACTCTTCTCATTTAAAACGTAATAGCT